AAAATTCTTGTCCAGTAGGACTAGTATGATAGCCGGGGTCTTTTTCATAATCGTTAGATTCTTTTCCGTTAAACGGATAGATATCTTGAATGCCATAGGGAGTCAATGTTAAATCTTTTATTAGATATTTTTCATCTAATACAATAGTCAAGTCTTTTATTAGTTCTTCAACTGAACTCCATAATAATGTGCCAGGTACAACTAAGAACGGAATATTATGATATTTCAATTGGGTCAAACCGTCACGTATGATCCATTTGTCAGTCTGATGTTTCCAATTTGGATCGTATAAATTGTTGAGATATTCTTTGACTGCATTCTGCGTGTTAGTTGAAATGGATTCTTTTCTATAATAGTGAGGACAATCAGTAACCAAACTATGTATAGTCTCGCTTATCATTCTATAGTCATTGTTTTTGTAATTAATATTGTCTAAGCCTATTGCTGGATCATACCCGATTAGAGTAGGATCATTGGTATGTTGAGTAAATTCTTGTATCTTTTGCCAAAGATTTTTATTACTGAAATTTAATTTATCTTTTTGTACAGGTATTTCAATCCTATCATAGTTAGTAGGAACTATAATAGCAAATGTAGGCTTTTGTCTGATTACTTCATCTATTTGAATTCTTATGCCACCGTTACTACAGCCTTGTCGTGCTAGTATTTGCACATCCCATCCTAGTTTTTTTGCTAAGACTTCTCCCCACGCTGTATTGGCATATTCTGGTTTATGACTAGGTGCACTGAAGCTACACCCACATACCATTAGTTTTTTCATTTACTTGAGAGTATTTTTAGCCATTTGTTTGACAATCTTTTTACTCTCATCCTCTTCGGGTGCAGGTGGAGTATCATGTCCTTTGAAGATAACATTTCCTGCTTTAATGTTAGCTATCTTTGTATTAAGAGGGGGATTTTTTATCATATCATACAAATCTGTTTTGTCTAATATGATTTCATTATCTTTTAGATATGAAAGAAATTCATCAACAGTCCAATTGCTTTTTTCTTCACCGTTGTCAATCTGAGTTTTTAGTTGACTGACAACAGCGATTAGTTTTACTAAAAGCGGTGTTGGACTATCGAGTTCAAACAATAACATAGTTATTATCTTTTTGCGCGGCCCACTGGTCCAACTGCTGGCTCTTCAGGTTCTTCGATATCAGCAGATATATCTGCTTCACCGCCATCAGGCAATTCTTCAGTCGCACTCAAGTCAGCGAATTCTTCGCCACCAGCCATGCCCATATCACCGCCCATATCTGTATCAAACGCTTCAGCACCACCTTGACCAGTGATACCGTTGACAGCAGACTTCATTGTAGTCTGACTTTGTGTCAATGCGGCTTGCAATGAAGTCAATGCTTCTGAAGCTTGTTGACTGAATGATGAACTCTCGTTAACACCAATTTCAGATTGAACTGAATCAACTAATGCAGGTAGTTCTTTAACTATCATATCGCTGACTTGTTCAACCATCTTCTGAATGGAATCGACCATATCTTGTGCGGCAAGAATAGTTTGTGACTTTTCTACTTCTTCGTTCTCTACAACGATACGTGCTTGTGGGCGTGATCTTAGTTCACTGTAATGTTGTGACAACGCTTGTTCCATAAAAACCAATTTCATATAACTTGCATTATTTTGGCTTTGATAAAACTTTGGTTGTTGTTTTGTTTCACTCATCAAACCGCGTACTTTACGTAGCATAGTTTGAGTTATAGGCATAGACATTCCTTCTACCTGGAAGGGTAGTTCAAAATGTTGCTTAAGTGCTTTAGTAGCAGTTGCTACTGGCTTATTATCAAAATCGTTTAGTTTCATAGTGTTATTCCAAGACTAGTATAAAGTATTTATCTTTTATGGCTTATTGTTACGGTTTTCTGTTAAATCTTTGCTTCTGCCAGCTATTTGATTCAGTTACGTAGCCTTCCAATTCCCTAATTATATTCTTCTTTTTAATTCTATCTTCATTCAGTTTAGCCAAATACATCAATTTATCATCGGTAACTTTAGACTTTTTGAACAAATTCTGATGTATGTTTATATCTACATCAATTGATACCAGCTTATTGTCCAATTCTGTAATTCTTCTTGCTTCGTACATTTTATTACGTTTATCAAATATGCACCAGCTTACTGCGTTTTTTAGTACATAAAATTTAGTATTAGCATTTGCAGTGTTCCCGGTTACTACGTACTCTTTCTGTGGATTTTTAGAAATTGTGTAGGCATTGAATAATTTGTAGCTCCCGTCGTTTTCCTGATATATCACTATATCTTGTAAATTTTGCAAAAGTTGCTGACTTACAAACTTTTCTATGCGTGTTTCATTAATCATATTGTGTAATCTTAAAATATATATTTTTGAGTTCGTCTGACGCATCTAAAAACTCGGGAAGTTTATCCCACTCGTTTCCTACTTTTAACATAGGTATACCATCACAATCATCATATAATGCACCTAGCTCAGATATGCCGTTATCAAATACACTAAGATGTTGTATTTCAAAATCAAAGGTCCAGCAATTGTATTCTTCACTATCTTGCTGTTCAAACAGAAATCCAAAGTCTTGAAACTCATTAAATTTAATTTTTATTAATTCAGGAAGTTTTAGTATTTCAGGTTGAGAACGTAGAGAAATAGCTTGCAAGATAGTATCAAAATTGCATTGAGTATTTCTTTTTAATAACCAGTCACGCAGTTCTAACTCTGGATCAGGTTTACTACGGTTCAACACTCCAGTATCGGTGATATCAAATAGTGTGTAGCAAGAAATTTTAAAACTCATACTGCTATTTAATAGCCGTAAAAAACCCGAGAATAAATCTCGGGTTGTTTCTCAAAACTAATTAGATTAGTTTGTGAATGTAGCTGTAGCCGCTGTTGTAACAGCATAACCTAAGGCTGCTGTCAATGCTACGTCAAGACTTCCTGCGTTTGTGAAGTCCCATGCGCCAACTGGATAGATAGCAAGTGCTAATGTATCTGTGTTGTCACCAACTTCAGTGAACTCGTACATCATAACTGTAGACAATTGCTCTATAGTTTGGAAAGCGATTGCAAGATCAGCACCAGTTGGAGTAGCCGCACCAGTGAAAGTAACTGTACCAAAAGCTAGTTTAGGACCAGCTGGTTGTACAGTTGCACCAGAAGTGATAGCATTAACGCCTGCGTTTGTGTATGCATCTGCATCATAGTTCATTAACGGTTGAAAGTCGCCGTTTACACGTGTAAATTGTGCCATTTTAAAATTCCTTTAAATATTTTGAATCCTACTGATTCATAATAATATTTATGCCTAATGCAAAAAAATCCAGGATTTGAGGTTATCTTCCGGCTAGATTTTGGCGACTAAAGCCCATTCTATCTACAAATTTGAGTCCGTTACTGACAAAACCCTCTTGGGTCTGTGTACCGTCTTGTAGATAGCCTTTGACAGGACTTGCTTCTGCGGCTTTATTGAGTTGGTCCACAATAGCCATTTTCAATTGATACAAACTAGCCCAGATAGTGAATGCTCCTACTAGTCCTGCTTTATTGGCTTCTAGGTGCTGAGTCAACTTTGCTCTCATAGCATCAGTCATTGGACGACTGTTGAAGTATTCCATAAAGCCATCTACTAAATTATTCAAATCACCAGCAACAATTTTTTTATTGATATAAGTTGTGAACAATCCTCTAAATGTAGTAGACGCTTGCGGTGCAGTGTTCAATAACTGATCCACAGCAGGACCATACTTTTTAATATCAGATTGTGCTTTGTTAACTAATTTACTGCTTATCTTTAGTTTAGGAGTGATAGGCATTTTAGCAGGGACAATAGCTACATTGCTATTATTTTTTAAACTACCAATGCCACCATCTAAGGGACTTGCTTCATCTGTGGTTGCGGCATTTGGAGGAATGAATTGATGTACAACAATAGCGGCTTGTTTGCCTTTAAATAATTGTCCTACTTCACTGTTAGCTTCAACTGTGTATGCGATACCGTTAGGATTTGCTTTGAACTTGTACATACCGTTTTGGTCTTGCAGTGGCTGACTGAATAGTAAGTCACCCCAATAGTAACCTTTACTTCTGTCTGACTTTTCAAGACCAGGCCAAATTTCTGCGATTAACTGATGTAATCCTGATCGGTCAACACCGCGGTCTCTATCGTACTGAACAAATTGCTCAGGACTGAACACTTGTCTACCTGATAAGTCTTTCTTATTGAACATATGTTTGTCCATAATACTAAATTTACCGTTATCACCACGACCAAAAATTAATGCAGGATATCCATCCCACTTGATTGTAACTGTTGCGGGGTTTTTAACTGTATCAACTGAAGCTTGGACTGCACGATTTGCACCTTGAGTACCATCTAAAAATATCAAATCTTCAGGATGGTCTAAGTGACCTTTTGCCTCTGTAACCACAGTAGACAACTGATCTATTTTGCTTGATAATAAAGCTAAAGATTCAGTTAAGTTCACTTTTGTCCCCACTTTTTATAAGTTTTAATTTTACTTTCAGCAGTTACTGCAGGCTTAGTAGCTGGAGCAGGTGCTGGCGCTGGTGCTGATGGAGGAACAAATGATGTGCTTGCAGGTTTTTCTTGCTTAGGAGCAGAAACATTACCGCGCAATTCTTTCATTAATGCACTGTATGCGGCTTTGTCTGCTTTATACAATTTTTGCAATGATAGTTTTACAATCTTTGTAAGATCGTCACCTGACTCTGCTGTTGTCATCTTATTGATAAGATTAATCATTTGAGTAGTAGCAGGTGCTATTTCTTCTGCACTAGCAGTAGATGGTGCTGTAGATGATGTAGCACCTGCATCTGCGCTTGTTCTACCTCTCAACGCATCTAAGCCACCAGTATCACCGGCACCTGCCTGAGGTGTAGATTGTGCATCAGTCGCACTAAATTTATCGTGCTTATAACCTTCACTATCTCTATATGATAGAGCATATGCCATATTACCTAGTTGGGCAAGTTCTTGTCTCGCTCCACGCTTCATTGGATTCATACTATTATAGTTTGCTTCTGCTTGGTCGGCAATTTGTTTCACACGATTAATTGTAGCAGGATCTACTGTAATACCCTTTGTATATTTTTTGAACATTTTTTGTAGATAAGAACTGATAGTGTCAGGGTACTCACCGTCTGCTTCCAAAATGCTTTCAAATATATTGTTTAGTTTATGATATTTTGCATCAACTACTTTCCAAGAATTTTTGCTTTCGTTTAATGCTACTAGACCTAAATCACGCCATGATATACTAACTGCTTCAAGCAACTTGTTAATAGCATATATTTGCCATGCTTCTGCCATAGTCTGACCGGCTTTAACTCTATTCATTGCAGAGTTAGCAAAATTAGCATCTAATCCACCACGCTTAATAACTTGCTGTACTGTTGCTACTGCATTATTCCATTCAGGATAAGATTTGCGGTCAGCCATAAAATTAACTAACTCTTTAGTTAGAGCCATCTTCTGTTGCGGGCTTGTAGCAGAATTTAAAGTTTTGGATGCATTTTGTACATAAGCATTTAAGTTCTGATTAGTCTGTTTTTGAGCATTTGCTCCTGCCGCTGCCAATGATGCAGGCCCGGGTGCTGTTGCGCCGGACGATGTTGATGCCGCTGTTGTTTTTTCCGGATCCATTGTAGGATCAATTCTATTATCGGGCCCTGCTGGTGTTGTCGGTGTTGTTGGCGTTGTTGGCGTTGTTGGCGTTGTTGGCGTTGTTGGCGTTGTCGCTTTATCACCCGGCTTATAAGGATCAGCTTTTTCTGGTTCAGGAGCTGTAGCTGGTTTTGGATTTACTAAACCAGCTTTTATACCTCTAGCTAAATCTTCACTAGCACGACCTATGAAGTCTTTAACAAACATCTCACTGGCCATTTTATCTTTAACACTGATCTTTCCGGAACCTTTGCTAAAAGGGTTGATTTTATCAGCTATCGTTTTTACGCCGGCTGCTCCGTAGTTACCTATAACGTCACTCATGTCTAATTCAGACAGTTGTGACTCGTTTAACTTACGGTTCTTTGTTCTTTGTTTAAATTCATTCAATTTCACGATTTTTCCTTAAAGATTTGGCAAATTTAGTTTGATCCTTGCTTTTGATAGCATGTAGCAATTTTCGTTCTAAAACTGCTGCCTGTTCAGGTGTGTAGTGATGATTAATCATTTCTAGCAGATTAATTGCACTAGTGATAATGTTGTGGCCACGGCTTTCAATGATATGATTTGTATCACGGTTATTACCGATAGCCTCTAATTCCTGTAGCAGGCTGCGAGTTTGTTTTTGCATATAATTATCCTAATAGTATTTATTCTAACAGCAATAATTATTTCTTTAATGAATTAAGCAAAGACTTCAGTTTACTACTCTGAACATCTGCTATAATACGCTTGTTTTCCGGTTCTATAATCTCACCTGTCGTTTGGTCAATA